CAAAAAGTTTTTCCCTATATCCCGTTAATCCAGCGAGTTGTTTTTTGCTCATTCCAGGATTTTCCAATATAGTTTTGTCGGGTATTAAAAGTTCAGCAGTAAAAATGTTTGCTTCTTGTTCAGGCTTAGCCTTACTAAAAAAGGTTCCTCCAAAAAACATACACTCAGTACCTTTGTGTAGCACCCCATGACCTACTTCATGGGCTAAGACAATATCACTGTATTTGGTATCGGTAATGCGTGAGTTGATGCATATACACGGTACTCCTTCGTATTCTATGTAGTAACCCGAGTATTGACCCAGGTCATGCTTTTGTACAATAAAACCTAAATAGTCCGCAAGTTCCATAGGATTTCTGGTTCCGTATTTTTCAACCAGATTCAAAACAGTATCTTTAATCTCCAATCGCTACTCTCCAAAGCCTTCCTGCTTTTTCTTAATCTTAGCCGCCCTACAAAGAGATAACAGTGAGTCTCTTAATAATTTATCCTCATCCTCATCCCCCGAGTAATCCTCGCCGTTAAATCTTAGGACAACCGTCTCGTTGTTCCTTATGCGCTTCATAATTTCGTCAACATCATTAATAACATTAAGCTCTTCGTTATTAGAAAGAGTGGGCTTCTTTGCTTCTGGGGTTTCCTCCTTCCCATTCATTAAGTAATCAACAGTTACATCAAAGTAATCGGCAATCTGTTGAATCTTAATAGCATTAGGAGTACTTTTCCCTAGTTTACTCAGATATCCTTTACCAAATAAAAGGTCGATTTCTACTTGGTTCATAGATTTTCCGGTTTTTCGGCAAAGTTCCTGTATGCGTTCTTTTAAATCCATTATACACTCCTTTCATAATTCTGAAAAAATCGCAAAGAAACCTATTGACAATCTGAAATTATCGCGTATAATATAGATATAGCTTCTGAAAAAATCGCAAAATTATAGCGCATAAAAAATCTGTAGGTTTCTATTATCTTGTGTGGTAGCTTGATTATAGAATATTTTCAGAACTATGTCAATATTATTTTGTGATTTTTTCAGAATAAAAACATCAAGGAAGGAGGGTATGGATGGAAGAAAGGATTCTTCTTGGAACGAAGGTAAAAGAAATTGCCAGAGACAAAAAAATACCTTTATATGTATTGGAAGAAAAAGCCAACATTGCTAAAGGTAGTATTTCAAAATGGGATGATATTAGCCCCTCCTTTGATAAGGTATCTAGAGTAGCTGGAATTTTAAAAATCAATGTAAATAAGCTTATTTCTTAGAGTAGGAGGTGAGGCGGTGGAGAATGAAAAAATCATTTTTATGGACAAAGGAGCTTTAGCATTAGATTTAAATAGAGATAATGCTACTTCGATTCTTTGCCAAGCTATGATGGACGAAACTGTGAGATTGAGGTCATGTATTTGGAAAAAGGAAAGAGATTCCATAAGGAAGTTTCTTATAGAATCTTTTCAAATAATTTATTCAAATATTCAAGATAAGTAAAATCAAGAAATGCATTAAGGTGATAAGCGACAATTGAACCAATCAACCAGTAAATACCAGTTAGGATAATATTAAAGATGAAAGGAAAATGTATATTTTTTGTTTGCACCCAATGTGTGGGTAAGAATAATATGTGGATGGGAAAAATTGAATGTTTTAATCTATTCCTAAAAGTTCCAATTGTGATAAGAAATATTTTTTCAACCTCTAATTGATATTTTTTTCTATCACAAAGATAAGCAACATTTGCTAAACAACGTTGCTTATATCCTCCCTTATTTTCATCATAATAGGTTGGGTATGATGTGCCTGCTTGTTTGAATATTTCGTCAACCTCTGGTATGTAAGATGACATTTCTTTGCCCGAAGTAAATCGACCATAAAGCCTTTTTGATTTTAAATACCAGTACATATTTGAAATTATGCAATATAGCCAAATACCAATGCATATGATAATGAGTTTCATTAGTTTGCTCCTCATAAAACGATATAAAAATTATATCATGTAATGAATAAAATGAAAAGTATATCAATTTTTCTTAGAGTAGGAAGTGATAAAAAATGTACATATCAACAAAGCGATGGCAGCAGATGGAGAAAAGAGTCGCTGACCTTGAACACAAAAGCCAGCGACAGGATTCTACTTCTCTATCCTTGATGAAAGATGCTTTAAAAGATGCTTTTCAATTTCCCGTTCATCAAGGCGAAGAACTCCCGACTCTTCAAGCAGACTTAAAATTGACTGGGTTGATAATTTCACAGACACAGAAAGACAATTAAGAATCATTTTTGAAAATATTTCTTCTTGTGTCATATCATCGTTTAAGTCAGCCAATATACATTGCTGGATAGACGATTGCTCACGTTTTAGCATATCATCAACAGCTAGATTGAGTGCTTTGACAGTAGTTTCTTTCATTAGATTACCCCGTGTTTTTATACTTGGCGCTGCAACGCCTGTAATTAGATTATAGAGGTGAGGGGGAGGTATGACAAGATAATGATTTCTATTTCTTAAAGTAGGAGGTGAGATAGATTGGAAAAAACAAATATATCAAAAATCATTGAATCTCTTTCTGGATTAAAACACCATGAGTGGAAGTCGATTGAATCGGCGGTAAATCGTGAATTTGACGCCATGTCAAACCGACTTGAACTCACGGATGTATCGAAGATTCAGAAAATGGTTCTCAACGAAACCATTCATTGATAACTTATAACACATAAATCAGATAAGCTAATTTTGTTTTTAATTTGGTTTTTATCGGTGAATGAAATAATTAAACGCTAGTCCAATAAACATTTTTATTTCCTCGGAGTAAATATATTTTATAAGAAAGGATAGGAAAATGAACAATTTGCAAATTATAAACATTAAGGGAGTAGAGTGCTATGAGGAAGATGGGACGGCATATTTGAAGCTGGAAACTGTGGCTAGGGGATTGGGATTCACTGACAATAGTAAAGGTACTGAGTATGTCAGATGGAATACAGTGAGGCAGTATTTGAGCGATATTGGATTTTCGCAGGAAGTTGCGAAAAATGATTTTATCCCGGAAAACGTTTTTTATCGACTTGCCATGAAGGCAAAGAACGAAGTTGCAGAGAAGTTCCAGGCAAAAGTAGCTGATGAGATAATTCCATCAATACGCAAGACGGGAGCGTATCAGTTAAAACGCCTCACCCCAGAAGAAATCATGAGAATCCAGCTCGGAATGTTGGATGACCATGACGCAAGAATTACAAAGCTAGAAAACAATATGACCTTGGATTATGGACAGCAGAAATTTTTGGGTAATCTTGTATCCCAAAGAGTTATTCATTGGCTTGGAGGGAAAGGTTCAAACGCATATCGGCAGGTTTCGAAAAAGGTATTTTCAGAGTGCAATAGGGATATTAAGAATCATTTCAATGTAAACGCTAGGAACAATATCCCGAAGTTGAGATATGAGGAATCTGTAGAGTATGTAAAGGAATGGGAGCCTTGCGAAGATACAAAGATGATGATTTATGGGTATAACTCACAGATGAATTTGAACATAGCATAAAAATGCCCCGGCGGTGCCACGAACACCAACCGGAGCCGTAACCACATTAACCCAACTAATGCGGATACAGGAATATTTTACCATTTTCTCCTGTATTACGCAAGCACAGGAGGAAAATATTTATGAACATTGAAAACCAGAAGGACAAGCCAACATGGGAAGGGCTGGAGCAGTATTTTGCTGTAGAGGTAATCGAGCAGAGCAAGAGGAATGCAAAGCATTGGTTTATAGCGTTCCTGGTAACGCTGGCGGCGCTGATAGGCACCAATGCTGCATGGCTTTATACCGCGGGTACATATGACTATGTTTCCCAGGATGGCACTGGACTGAACAACATCAATACAGGAACACAAGGAGACTTAGAGAATGGGACAGAGAGTCAGGATTAAGAAGAACGGCAAGAGCCGGGGAATCAAGAGGAAGAGAAGGAGATAGTGAAAATGATACAGGTATTTTTGCTTGGTGCAGTTGTTGGCGGAGTAGTCGGAGCCATCAGTATTATATCTGCATTGATATATTTTTCTGATAAGCAGAAGGGGGATAAGGATGAAATCTATGGCAAAAGGACAGCATACGGCTACTGATAGAAGAAGCCAAAATAAGAAATAACTTTGATGATAATGAGCTGGCCTTGTATTTGGGGTTTTGCACAAGCTCGTTTAGAGAGCGTAAAGCCAACCCTCAAAAACTGACAATAGAAAAATTGCAGATACTTCTGCAATTGACTGGGAAGGAGATGAAATTTGTTGAAACAGCTTGAATACATACCTGTTGGGAAAACACACTTAAGCCCTCGGCAGAAAGACCGTATGATTATTCGCGGTTTAACCGCTGCGGTGATGGTCTTAAGCGGATTGCTGGTGATATGCGTGGCGGTGATATTATGAGCCGCCGCAGGAATGGCACCAACCGGGCCGGGGCAATGACAAATGCCAGTCGGTACACCGGATATGGTAAGCCAATAAAAAAGGTCGTCAGCTTGACAGAGCTAAACGACCGGATACAAAAAATAACTCAGTCTGATTATATCAGAGATTATGGAGGTTTGCAAGATGGAAGATAAGTATAAGATACTATATCACTATCTTTGGACACGTTTTAGAAAAGAGACTGCACAAAAGGCCATAGATGCAGCTACTACTGAGGTCAAAGAGCATTATGACCAAATATTAGAGGATATGGCTGTGATAGAGGCAGAAGTTATTTTGGAGGAATATTGTGAATAACAGTCAATGTGACTCTTGCGGATGTTTTCTTGACCCGGAACATTGGAAAGAATGTGATAAATGCAGGGGGAAGGACAGAGAACGTCATAAACAGCATTATAAGGAGATTATAAAACATGAATCTGGAACACAAGACGATTGACGGTACTGCAATGGTATCTTATCTCCGGGATAGACAGTCACTCTTGCCTATTGGAAGTGTTGCAAGAAAGGAACTTGAAATGGCTGTCATCTATATAGTTGGAACGCTCATGAAGGAGGGAAAAGATGGGGAATCTTGACTTATACGAAAAGGTCCGTTCTGTCCCAGATAGCGCCAAGAAAACCATTAAGGGAGGCCGTATAAGCGGTATGACCGATATTAACCCCGTGTGGCGCATAAAAGTCCTTACTGAGCAGTTCGGGCCATGTGGGATAGGATGGTACTACATCCCAACGAGGCAGTGGTTGGAAACAGCAGGTAATGAGATAGCAGCTTTTGTAAATATTGAATTATACATAAAGGTTGATGGGGAGTGGTCTAAACCAATCGCTGGGAACGGCGGGAGTATGTTCGCATCAAAGGAGAAGTCTGGAATATATGTATCTGATGAATGTTACAAGATGGCAACAACAGATGCTATATCCGTAGCATGTAAGGAGCTTGGGATTGGTGCTGATGTTTATTGGGATTCAGACCGGACTAAATACAACAACGAACAAATTCCAGAATCAAAAAATGAAAAAAGTATTTCAAAAGAAAAGAAGCTAACCGAGGAGCAGGTAAATGATTTGATAGCAGAGTGTGATAGGACTGGTAAACATTGGAGGGCCATCTGTTCTCTGTATGCTGTAGAAAAATTTAGTGATATGGTTGAATCTCAGTATAGAGATTGTATTAAAAGGTTCAAGTCCACCCCAGACAAACCCTCTAACGAGAATCCTGCCCCTCCAGATAATATGCAGGATAGTGGACTTCCCTGGAATTAAAGAGGTGATTATATGCATGAGTCAGCGGATATAACAGCATACAAGCTGGTTCCTGAGGGAACATATTTGCAGATATTTATTCCTGGGAAGAATCTCATGGAACCGATTGTTGAGAAGCACATGAATAGTTGCAGCATATGGCTTGACGATGGCAGACACATCAGTTCCGACCAGCGCCGAAAGATTTATGCCACGGTCAATGATATATCGGCTTATTCCGGGAATGTGCCGGAGGTCGAGAAAGAGTGGCTTAAGTATTTGCATATCAACCGAACCGGATGCGGATATTTTTCTCTGTCTGATTGCTCCATAGATACTGCCAGGGAATTTATTAATACCATGCTGGATTATGCGCTGGAACAGGGAATACCGCTGCTGGATTTTGCACTTAACCGTACCGATGATATAGGCCATTACCTGTATGCATGTCTCAAGCTTCGGAAATGCGCTATATGCGGTCGAGAGGGCGAAATACACCATGTAGATACTATCGGCATGGGGAATGACCGGAGAAAGGTTGATGATTCGGATTATCGGAAAATATGTCTATGCCGGCAGCACCATACAGAAGCGCATAACATAGGGATGACAGAGTTTGAGAGCAAATATAAGGTATATGGTATCAAGTTTGAGGAGGATTAGATGGAAAAGTATTACATAGTAACGACTGACAGTCCAATTTATAAAGAGTACATTGATTATAAGGCCATGTCAGAGAAAGTTAATACTGCGTTTGTGAAGTTCGCAAAAGAGCAAGGTTTTGAAACTCATGAATATTATCAATCGGCAGAGAGGTTGTACATTTGTCCAACGGATGGTGATATTGATAAGTTTGGAAAGTATTTTAAGAAGGATATACCGGGCTTGTTTAAGAAAAATTCTTTACCTGCAAAAGCATGGATTAATAAATGCAAGGCGCTAGGTTTGAAATCACCGCACAAACCTATTTTGTCATTTGAATTTAGGGTATTTGGTCGGACAAGCAGCAGACTGTTTATGATAAACAATGTATTGTATGCAAGTTTTAAAGCAGATTGTGATTTTGACAACCTAGCAGGATTTAAAGAGTTAAAGGCAAGCGAATTTTTTAAGGTTATCGAGGAATACGAAGAATCTTTGAAAAAGTAAACTGAAATCAGTATCAATGCCAATAGGCTGATACATACAACGGAAATTAGTACTGGTCAGATTGCTAATATGTCACGATATACTTTCTGACCCTGGGCCGGGACCTATCAAACCTCCTTTACCCGGCCCGAAAGGAGGGATTATTTGAAGAATAAACGAACTGTTAGCGAAGAAGTTCAGGCAAGGGTATATAATGCGCTCCTTGTAGGTAAAGAGAATGCATTGAACAGAGATGAACTGGTATCCAAGATAGGTGAATCGGATAGAGATATACGAACCGCAATTGAGATATTAAGGCACGATAAAGTAATTCTTACATTGACAACAGGGAAAGGTTACTATATACCCCGTGACGATGCACAGGGACGGCAAGAAACAGAGAAATGGCTTGTCAGCCAGAATAATAGGACTAAGAGTATAAAGGCAGCAGAACGTGGCGCACAGCTGTTTATAAGCCGTAATAAGAAAAAAGATAAAGGTATTCCCGGTCAGATTAGTATGTTTGGAGCTGGGTTATGAGAGATAGTGTTGTATTTTATCGCAGCTTCTGGGAAGCCATTAAGCAGCTGCCGGAAAAAGAAAGATTGGAATCTCTTACAGCAATCTTAGAATATGGACTTGATGAAATAGAGCCTAAATCGGCAGGTGTTGCATCGGCAATGTTTTTAATGGCAAAACCACAAATTGATGCGAATAATCGCAGATACCAAAACGGAACTAAGGGTGGTAGGCCAGTAACCAAAACAGAACCAAACAATAACCTAGAATCCAATTATAATAAACCAAGTGATAACCAAACCATAACCAAAGCAAAACCTAAGGAAAAGGATAATGTAAAGGAAAAGGATAATGTAAATGATAATAATAAAAAAACATTTACTCCACCTTCGGTGTCGGATGTGTCCGATTATTGCGCTTTGAATGGATATGGCATTGACCCAGAGAGTTTTGTTGATTTTTATGCATCAAAGGGATGGATGGTTGGGAAAAACAAGATGAAGGACTGGAAAGCCTCGGTAAGGACCTGGGTACGAAGCCAGCGGCAGGAATCGACCGCCAAAGGCAGTAAAAATCAGTTTCATAATTTTGACCAGCGAGATACGGACTATGATGCGTTGATGTTAAAACAGGTAAAAGACTGGGTGGGGGAAGGAGAAAATGAAGGAAATACATAAAAAAATCCTGGTGTTTGTAAAGCAATACATGTTCGAGCATGATTATCCCCCCACAACCAGAGAAATAGGGGACGGGGTAGGATATACGTCAAGCTCTACTATCTGGGGATATCTGC